GAAGCATCTTTCATTACTGATTCAGGAGCAGAGTGCATCCACACAGGAGTTACTTCTCCCGCTGTTACCTGTCTGCGGTATCTACTAGAAAATGCAACGTTGTCATCAAAGAACTTTTGCAGTCTTTCAGGTGCTCCTTTACCTATTTTAGCCCTAGCTAAGTTCATAGCAGCCTGCAAAGATTTTTCTTTAAACTCTAAAGACAAACGTGGATTCACTGCGTCTAGTAGTAGATCGTTAAACTTAGGATTAGAAGATGCTAATTCGCGGAACGGTTCCATCCCTTTCCACATATTATCAAGCTCAGTTTGTTTCCTTGTTACCCTGTTCATAGCCCTGACAAGACGCTGTGAAAAAGCAACGCCTACTGTATCTTCAGCAAGAGTAGCAAGAGGAGAAGCTAAACGCCTAAATCGAACAAGAGCTTTCTGCGCTTCAGGGATAGTACGACCTACGTCAGCAGCAAGCCGACCAGTAGTCATGTCTAATAAGTCTTGACGTAGATGCGCCATGTCATCAAGAGTTTCAAAAGGCTCATCTAAAGTCTTACGCAAATCTTTAATAGCTTTATCAGAGCGTACTACTCTGTTTAGCTGACGAATGTCCACGCCCATGTCTTCAGCGTACCCTTTCATGCGCTGATAAAAAGGTGCTAAGTCTTTAGGTAACGCGCCCTGTCTACCTACAACATCTCCAAGAAACTCAATCTCTCGCATGAGTAATTGAGTAGCTAGCTCTGCATTAGTTATATCTTCAGGCGCTCTAGTCATCCTAGCAGCGACAACTAATTCTTCTTGCGCTTGAGCACGGGCTTTGTTGAACTCTTCAATGGTGTTAAAACGTTTGGTGAAGGAAGGGTCTAGTATTTTATCAAAGGCTTTTCCTGTCAAAGCGCCTAATGCACCGTAACCTATACCTTGGAACAACCTGTTTTCAAACCCTTCACCTGTAGCAACACCGTAGATAGAAGACTCAATACCTGCTTGTGCTGCAATAGACGTAACGCCTGCTTTAGCTAGGCCACGAGCAAGACCAATACCTGTAGGTAAAGTAGATATCAATTCAACAGGCGTAGCAAGCTGTGCCAACTCAGGATTGTTTTTGCGAAACTGCTCTCGTGCTACTTCATACTCAGCCTTAGCCCTATCATATGTTTTATCAGTAGTAGCAGACTCTATTGCAGCTTTCATCTCTCCCAGCAAACCAAGAGTAATACCCTCTCCTGCTTCTGTTACAAGAGCGGCAAGACGCTTACCTTGTTCGTTAGCTAATTCTCTACGAATATCAATGGCAGATTGAGGTATGACAATATCATCAGTCTTTCTTTTTTTTGCAGGAGGCTTAATAATATCAATAGCAGACTGAGGAATAACAATACCTTCAGGCTTTGGCGTTTCTGCTGGCTTTCTAGTAGGTGTAGTTACTTCAGCAAGACGTTGATCCATTGCAGATTCATAGTCTGTGTATTCTTCTAAGTCTTGATAAAACGGACTTTTACCTTCGGCTATTCTTTTTTCAGCATGGGCTTTTGCTTTAACAGCAACACTGTTTGGAACCTTACCGCTTCTTATTGCATCGATTTCTTTATCAGTAAGACCGGGAACCATAGAAGGTATTTCAACTTCTTTACCGTCTATCTGCACACCTATGGTGTACTCAGTCATAGTTTGTCCGGTTTCTTTATTTTTTTGTGGCCCTAAATAACCGCTACTAGATTTACGACTACCATCTTTTCTATACATAGAAGGGTCTAAATCAGGTAAAGTAGATTCATAGTCTGTGTACGGAGCGGGTACTTCCTTTTGTGTACGTTGTGGAACAGTGACTTCATCTACTTTACCAGCACGACGAGGAGTCTCTACTTCCTGAAGCAGTTCAGTTGGTACAGGCTGTGCATCAACAGCTACTTCAGGAAATCTACCAGCACGTTTAGGTACTTCTACTTCTTCAAGTAGTATCTTTTTAGCTCTCTCAGGTACTTTGATCTCAGCAAAACGCCCTGATCTTTCAGGTGTCTCAACCGCTTCAAGAACTATTTTCTTAGCACGTTCAGGTACTTTAATATCAGCAAAGCGACCAGACCTCTTAGGTACTCTTACCTCGTCTACTTTACCTGAACGTTTAGGCACTTCTATTTCTTTCAAAGTTTCTTTAAGTTTTTTAGTAGGCTTTGGAATGTCCTGTAGTTCATCCTCACGCAATACATTGTACTCAGAGACTACATCATCAACAGACATTCCTAGGGCGCGACCAATCTGCTCTGCTGTTGCACCAAGCTCTATGGCTTCTTCAACTGTATTTTTTCTATGCTTAGGATCACGTACAACTTTACCTGCATCCCAGCGATCACCTAAGACAGCACTGTTATACTCAAGCAACTCCCGCACAGATACATCAAACTTGTCAGCTACTTGTTTGGCAGTTTCTCCAGACTTTATAACGTGAAGTCCTTGAGTGTAGCCTCTACGACTATTAGTACTCGCCATTTAATTAAACCTTTTAAAGAGCAGTTACAGGAGTAAACGGAGTACCTACCCCTGTTTCTGTCGATCTTTCTGTGCTAAGAGACTCATCAAGTTTTTGTGTAGCTAGCCTTACGTCTACAGGATCATTAGGATCAAGCTGAGGATTAGCATCAAACACTTCAGCAAGTGCTTCTTCTCGTGCCTTTGCTTCTCTTTGCTGGTTTTGAATAAACTTCTCAGACCTTTCAAAAGGCTCAGGATAGTTACGTCTTAGCCACTGCTCAACGATAGGAGCAACTTCTGATTCAGAGCGTCCAGTAACTAAAGAGTTAATCTCACTAAGCTGTTCCGGTGTAAGGTCTTCAATCACTGTATTAATGTCATCATAAAAGATATCAACAAAGTCTCCTTTTTCAGCAATACCTTGCATTGTCCACCTTACAAGGCCTTCTGCTCGCTCACGAGTAACAGGATCAAGATAAGCAGTAGCAGCTGCTATTTGTTTGTCTCGTTTAAATTTAAGATAGGCTCTCCAAGCTTGTCTTTGGCCTATAGCATCTTTAGGTACAGTAATACCTCCATCTTCCATTTCTTTTATTTGTGTTGGAGTAGGATTTTTAAACGTTGACATATCATCTTCAAATTGTTTATTAGCTAGTTGAATCTGTTGCTGTGCTTGACGAACAGTTTGTACTGCTTTGCGGAAACCTGCTTTCTCTAACTCTGCAGCTTTAGCATCCCATGCCTCTGTACCAAACTGTAAACGCTCTAAAGCAGAGATAGCCATTTGCTGCTGCGCTCCACTAATCTTAGCGTTTGTTTCAATCTGAGCAAGCTGAGCCTTAGTAACATCAGCTCTTGTTTTATCACCTATACCAACAAAGTTAGCAGCATTAATACCTTTTGTATCTTTAGCAATCTCTACCATCTGCTCTTCAAGAGTATCTATATAAAAGTTAGCTGCTTCTTTTCTAGAGATATCATCAGATTCTAGTAAGATATTAGCCTGCTCATTAAGCTGTTGTTGTAAACCAACTAACTGGTTTTGTTTGTTGTTTAAGACACCAGCTTGTTGTGTCTGTTGCAAAGTAGGAAGTGTTGACATTATTTGTTGTGTAGGAACACCAAGCCCTTGCATACTGCCTATGTATGATTTCATAGTTTGAGTATCAAAACGTCCCTCAGCTGCTGCTTGTTGAGCGGCTAACATACCACCCATCATGCCTTTTTCTCTACGCTCTTTTTCTTCTCGTTCTCTTCTAAGTCTAGGAGCAGCACCAAAAGAAGAACCTACATCAAAAAGCCCTCTACCATAAGTAGGATTAGCAACACTTGCTAAAAATCTTTCACCAAACTTTGCCATTACTTTTTCCTTTTAAAGGGTTTAACGACCAAGCAGGTCTAAAAGATCTTGAAGGCTAAAACCTCCAGAACCTCCAGAACCACCGCCCATACTTCCTGTCAAAAGACCTGTGCCTAGCTGTCCCATCATGTTAGCCTGACCAATGCCAGATGCCAGCAATGCTTCAAGACCTCCCATAGCCGCCTCACCATACAGACCAGCACCTTGTAGCTGACCTCTTTGTTGTAGCTGTGGGAACAACGATGTTGCTTGCAAAGCTTGTAGCGCCTGTGCTTGTGGTACGTAAGCAGAAGAAAGGGCTGCAGCCGCTCTCTGTTGTTGTGCTCCACGCAACGCCTCTGCGCCTGTGTACATACCCTGAGACATTTGCAACGCTTGTAGTGCTTGGGCCTGATTAGCCGCATCCATAGCTTGACGTTGCTGTGCCAAGTTAGCGCCAAGACCTGTGTACTGCAGATCAAGACCTGCTTTTTGTGCCTGCAAAGCACCAGAAGTTTGAGCTAGTGAAGCAGACTGTGCTGCTGCTGTAGACGCTCTGCCTAGACCTTCTGATCTAAGCTGGCTTTCAATCTGGTTAGCTGACAAACCTAGCTGTGAAAGCTGTGTTGCTCTCTGTTGTGCCGCACTTTGCAACGTGTTAGACAATCCTGCTTGCTGACCAAACATACCGCCAAGAGTTTGTGCTGTGCCTAGTGCTTGTTGTCGTTCGCTCTGAGCTTGTTGTATAGCCATTAACGATGCTTGGTTTTGTGCTTCTTCTTGTGCTTTAGCCATAGCAAACTGTTCTGGCGTACCACCAAACATAGAAGTACGAACACCTAAACGTCCTTGATTAGCAAGACGCTCTTCTAACTGTAGTCTTTGTCTTTCTTCTTCACCTAACTGTGTTGCTCTAATCCGGCTGTAAACGTCCTGCTCTCTAGCTCCAGTAGGCGTTAAAACATCTTGTGCTGACTGACTTGCTAAGCCTCTGTATTGCCTACGTAGTGCCTCTACATCTTGAGGGGCTGTTGTAGCTAAACCACTAGCACCTAAACCAAGAGCTTGCTGACCTAGTTGTCCTATTGCCGCGCTAGGTTGTTGAGATAACAGACCGGGAACTTGATCGGCAAACTTAAAACGCATTAAATTAATATCAGAAGGTTCATACTGAGCTTTAGTTCTAAACTCTTCACCCATACCAAAAGCTGCTTCAGAAGCTGTCTTTAAATCTCCCATCCCAGCTGGGTCTATAGCAAGTCGATTTTCGCCTTGAGTTGCTAAAGTGTTGCCTAGCCCTACCATGCGACCAGCACCTTCAGGGTCCATCTGCATTAGCTCATTGTATCTGTTTAATCCAAGAGCTTGTGCTGTTTGTTCAGGACCGCTGATAGTTATTGTAGCGTTCCCTGTTTGGGGATCGTAGCCAAAAGATGATCCAGTGCCTGTAGTAAGACCAAAAGGTTGAAATTGAGTCTGCTCTAACTGCTGATTAGCAATAGCCTGTGCGCCTTGTTGAGCAGCAGTACCAATACCGCCAAGGTTATTATAAGCATTCATAATAGCGGCAGTACCCAAAATAGGGCTACCAAATGACTGAAACAACCCCTGCGCCCCGCTTAAAAAAGATTGAAAAGGGTTGGCTGAAGTCGCTGACTCAGAAAATACAGGAGTATTAAACAACCCCTCCATCGGGCTTAAAAAAGATTGAGAAGGGTTGGCTGAAAACAACCCCTCCGTTGGGTTTAAAAAAGATTGAGAAGGGTTGGCTGCAGTCGCTGGCTCAGAAAATACAGGAGTATTAAATCCATTCATAATGTTTTACCTACTAACGCTAATACGTTCATTTCTTGTATAGACATTCCGTAACCATTAATGTCTGTTTCAATCCCTACAGTTATTACAGTTCCGTAACCTGTCGTGTTAAACGCCGTCCTGTTGACAATCTCACCTTCAGAAAACTGTGCTATGTTAAATTCTGACTCACCATAAAAACCGGGAATAAGGTCACTTACTGTAAACACTCTAGAGTTAGTTGCTGTTTTAAAATCGTAAGCCCACTTTAAAATAATGTTAGCGTTGTTACCACCAATAATTGTAGGGCGTACTTTTTTTAATATTTTAATTCTAGAAGGATCACCAAAAGTTAAACCGGGGCTTGTATATCGAAAACGATACGGTAAATTGTTATCGTAGTAACCAGAGTATTCTCCAACACCGTTAACTGTGCCTATATACAAACCACCATCTTTAACTCTATGGTAAGATTTAAAATTAACACTAGGCCACCGCGTTACTCTGTAAGAGTTGTTTTCTAAAACTCCCCTAAGATCAAAACAAAAAGTTACACTTAAATCTGGAAAAGAAAGTAAATAAAAATAATTTTCTGGGCTATATACAGAAGTAATAGGAGAAGTAGAAGCTAGAGTGTACGCAATAAGTTCTTGTTTTACGTTTCGGCTTAAATCAAACATAGGTAAAGATTTTTCTTGGATAGCTCTACCTAGACTACGTAAACCATCGTCACTTAAGAAAAGTAAATCTGTTCCAATGTTTTGTACAGTTTTTCTGCTAATACAACCTACATTTGGTATAGTGTCTTGCAAAACCATAGTAGCAGGACTTTCTGCACCTGCATACGTAATAATACTGTGTTCACCTAAAACAACAAGTAGTCCGTTGTGGGCTGCTATAGCTACAATTTTATCAAACCCATCGGGCCATGCTTTAGATACATTAATAGATCCACTAGAACCGCCAGAAAAGTCGTGTCCTTTAAGAAGATCAGACCAGTAGATTGTATTATCATCAGTGGCATTACCTACGCACCATACACGACCATAAGCACCGATAGCTTCGTGGCAGTATTGTGTTGATGATACAGAAGCACCAGCAACACTAGACATTTTAGTTACTACGCCAAGACTATTACTGTATACAAGAGGCTCGTAGCCCCGCTGGAAAAAGTAAGCATGATCGTTAAAGTTAATTATCTTCCAATCGTTAGCAGTAATCGTGTATGACCCCGGCGTAGCGTCTACAAGTGTAGTTGTGCCTGTCATAATCTTGTTATTGCCAGTACTAAAAATTATCTCGTTACCAGCATTGTCGTAGAACTCGTGTATGTTATGAAGGTAATCAGTGCCTAATACTGTTTTATTTGTAGTAAGAACAGAATTACCTTTTCGAGCTGCTAAGCGTCCTCGTCTATCAATAATAGCGTTATCTGCAATTTCTGCAAAAGACGGATCTTGTGCAAGAGGAGAATCTTCTGTGTTAACCCCCTTAAAAGCAGGAGCAACTAAATTAATACTTTGTAGTGGCTGAGCCATACGTTCTCCTACGGGGTATACCAGATAGTTTCTTCAGGATGCTTCTGAGCGTCCAAAGCAATTGCATCAGACAGATACTTGTCGGCAATAGTAAAGTACTCTGGTGTTGATGTACCGCCTGTCTCACCACGTTCACGCGCTAGCATAGCAATAGCCATGTGTATTACAGGTTGACTGGGAATAGCAAGCGTATCGTTGTCGTTGCTTAGTTCTACGTTTCTAATTACGCTTTTAACTTTAATAGAATAAACACCATCAGGCTTAGGGTATATGTCAATCTGTGCGTCACCAGAGCCATCAATACCGCTAAAGGTATAGTATTCAGGCTTACCAGAAGCAGGCGTGTTAACCAAGAATTTATCATCAAACCAAGTCTGTGGCCTGTACTCCATAACAATATTAGATGTATCGTTGATAATGTTTAGGATTTTACCTTGGTCTTGGTAGCCAGTTAACGAGTAAGTGTAGTCATCAGCAACCGTAGAAACTGTAAGAGTAGACCTAAGATTAGACCAATCCCATGCGTTTTCTACAAGCTGTTTGGCATCGTTAATATAATCACCAACCATAGAACTATATGAATCGCTATTAACGGTAGTTACTTCATCTTCCCGTAACCGTCTAAGTACGTTGTTTACTAGATTTAAATATGTCATATTAAGTTTCCAAACATACCTTTGTTAATAATACGATTAAGAGCAGCCGTGTAATCAACGTTAGGATTTTGAATTATTTCTTGTATTGTCGGTGTTTGGTATGAAAGCCCTTTAAATAGGTAAGGGTCAAAATCACTACCAGAAACTTTACCAACCCCACCAGTCGTACCACTGCCATCGCCAGTGCCATCGCCAGTCCCATCGCCACTGCCATCGCCAGTGCCATCACCAGTGCCATCACCAGTGCCATCACCAGTGTCATCACCAATGTCATCACCAATGTCATCACCAGTGTCATCACCAATGTCATCACCAGTGCCATCACCAGTGCCGGCTCCTGTACCTGTACCTGTGCCTGTACCTGTACCAGTACCAGTACCAGTACCTGTGCCTGTACCTGTACCAGTACCAGTTCCTGTAGTAGTCTCTGGAGCTACACAAACACCATTAAGGATTACACCAATATTTCCATTAGAAAGAAAACAAATAGAACCTTCTGTAGGAGCAGTTGTACCTGTAGTGTCCTCATCATCACCTGTTCCTTCTTGCGTGGTATCGCTTCCTAGATCTCCTTCTGATCCCGGAACGCTATAACCTTCCCCTATAACAGCGCTGTAGCCATCTTCACTTTCAAAGTCGGGATCAATCCATACTCGTCCTGTAAGCTCGCCGTTTTCATCAACTTGCTCAAACACCCCGTTACCACGGTAAATGTGATCGTGTTCAGGATCGTAAACAAAGTCTTCGTCAAATCTGTCGGGGATACCGTCACCATCACTGTCATTAGTATCAGGGTCTCCGCTACCATCACTGTCAGTAGCACCACCGCCAATAACACCACCACCATCAACAGTATCTGTGGTATCGTCACCACTACCATCAGTAACATTAGTACTATCAGTAGATGTAGTACTACCACCGTCTTCTTCTCCGGGCAAGCCAAAATCAGGAATATTAATTATCGGGTTGCCCATTTCATCAGTGCCGCCATGTGTATTCCACACAATTTGTCCAGCGTCATCTGTTTCATAGTTGTCACGATCAGTAATATAATCCTGTATAGCACTACCAACTGCACCAGCTATATCAGGATCGACAATTTCACCAGCACCCGGAACAAGACTGTTTAAGGCAAAAGAAAACCCATCACTAATAGACATGTCTTGGCCTGTAGCAGCGTTAAGGGCGGCGTTAACAACCGTGTTTGCCAACGTATTACCAATTCCTAACGTTGATGCAACAACAGGCGCTAATGCTGCCCCAACCCCTGCTGTAGCTGCCGCAACAATTAGCCCTTTAGTAAAATCAGCAACGCTAAAAGAGTCATCAACTTTAATAGTTTTTTGATAACCAGAACCCGTCCACTTAAACTGATCGCCATCGTCGTTATAAATAGTGTCTTGAATGCCCCACTTACCAAGCAGTTCATTACCTTCGTTCATCCATTGTTGGTAACCACTTTGACGGGCATTATTAGTATCTTGGCTTATCTTTTGTGCAATTTCTTCGCGCTCTCCGGGACGCCATGCAAAGTCTTCTCCATTAATATAGGCCCACTCTTTAGACCCCGGTCGATATTCAGGAGTGTTTAGCATCCAATCTGCTGACTGAATCCATTCTTGAGATTCATCAATGTATCCCATGTAGTTATCAAAAGAACTAAACTGATCCTGTAGTTGACCAGAGTCTTGAAACTCTTTACGTAAATCCTGTTCAGTCATTTGAACAAGTTGAGAGATTTGATTTTGATCTGCAGACCCACCAAAGGGATTATTAGCATCACCTTTAGCTCTGCTAGTAATAACCCAATACCCATTTTCTTCAGTATTTTGATTATCAACTGTACTAGCAAGGGGGTCAGATTCAGCTAAAGAATCTTTGAAAATATCAAACTCTATCACTTATTTTTCCCCTTCAACGCAAGCAGCTTGTCAGCACCACGAATACCAAAGGATGCAGACACGGCCATAAACAGTAGGTACTGATACCAATCAGGAAGCCTGTTAAGCTCCTCAAAGGCAAGACCAATACGATCTAGTATTTCCACATCGTTCATCCCAATGCCCCACACAACCGCAACCACAGGCGCTGAGAGCAACAATGTAAACCACTCATCCTTCCATGAGGTGGCACTAGCAGTAGCCATAAGCTGTTCCCAAGACGCGGTGTTCTCAATAACCTGCATCTTTGCTTTATGTACTGCGTTTTTTTCTTCAGCCCTGTTCTTTAGAACCTGACCTAGCAACGTTGTGATTGGTGATAGTAAAGCTTGCCACATAGGTTATCGCACCATGTAAACAACAAAGGATATGCAAGCACTGACAACAATCCAAAAGAAACGCTCAGCGTTTTTAACAGAGCTTGAGTTAGCTAACATAGCGCCTTCTAGCTCTCGTATATCATCCTCCTGATCGTCTAATCTTTTTTCGTGTCGATCCATACGCTTAAAAGCAGACAGCAGCTGCTCTTCCACACGGGCAATCTGAGATACCGCTTCAGTTAGTTTGTCAAGCTTTTGCTCTATGCGGTCAAGCCTGTTATCCATCATAGATGTGTTTCCCACGCTGCTCATGTTACAGAGTTGCCGCCAGTTCAAACAGGGCGTCCATCTCTACATCAGTCATACCTAATGCAGACGCCATAGTATCAATCCAAGGAGACACACGCTCTACATTTGAACCATATTCCCACTCAATAGATATAGTAGTTTTATCAGGCTCTGGGATCAACGCAATAGCATCCTCTACCAGCTGTAGCTTGTTTTCTTGGGCTAACGCTAGTCGTGCTTGACGCATAGTAACAACCATACCCTCACGGTTTCTGTCATCCGCTGTTGCAGCCCACACTTCGTCTTGAACTTTTACTGCATCTAAAAAGGTTTGATCTTCGTCAGTAATCGGAACTAGACCGTCTGCCGTACACTTAAGTTGACTCATAATTTAACCCTTGTTAATTCCGTACAAAGACACTGTTCCTGTAAGGTTACTAGCCCCATCAATCCTTAATCCTTCTAACCTATTAGAACTTAAAGAACTGTTGTAGTAGGTAGCAGAACCCTGCGTAAAGGTGTTTGACCCTCCAGATGCTCGTTGACCATTAAAGTCATAGGTAAGCAATGTATTGTCATGTACAGCATTGTCTGAAACAGTAAAGAAAACGTGCAGCAGTCCGGTAAACTCAGCTTCATTGCCTAAATCAATTTTGCTTTGACTAGAGCTACTGTTGTCGCTACTGGTTATTCCCGTTCCGTTTTGATCGGTTCTTATCAGTCTGCGACTATAGTTGCTGTCTGTTCTGTATGCACCGTCAACCTTATAATAAACGCTAATGTCTCCATTACCGCTCGCATGAATCATATTGTCCATAACAATCATGTAAGCACTATATAGGCTTGTATCAAATGCCTCTATATCAATAATATCTGTTGAGCCGCTCGGTTCATACTTTTGTATAAACACCAAACTTTGAGTTGATGCTATTTCAGGATGTTGAATAGCAAGTTTAGTTGAGGAAATTGCTTTTCCTGCATAAACCTCTGGTGTTCCTTTTGTAGTGTTTAATGTGCCATCTGTTTGAACGTAGTAGTCAGACCCAGTAGTTAAACTAGATTGAGCATCATCTATAGAGCCAACTATTTGAATCGTTGCTGTTGCACCGTCCGAATAAGCGGCGTCAGAGATACCTATAAAATTACTAGAAGTTAAATTAGTAAATGTTAGTGATTTAACAAGAGCCTGCCCTGTTAAAGAGCCGAAGTCATCATTATAAAACAGAGCAAATGCTTCAGAATTAGAATCAAAAGTAATGGCGGGATAGTCGGATGCATCAGACTGAACAGTTACATTGTCACTAAATGAAATAGACGTTCCTGAGACAGTAGCTTCAGTAGTAAATAAATCATTATTCGCTCGAAAGAAAATTAAGGCTTTTCCAGCGACAGAGTGAAACGCAATAGACGTTTTCTGTATAATCGCAGAGCCTACTTCAGTGTAAAACGTAGCTTCGCTTCCAAAAGATATAGAGGTTCCTGAAACAGTACCAACGATAGCTGTGCCATATTCACTGTTGCCTACGTCCCTATAACATATTATTGCTTTGTTGTTAGTGGTATCGAACGTAGCGGATATTTCATCAGTGCTTCCGGCGTTAAACACAACGGCAGTGCCAAAAGATATGGAAGTACCGCTTACGGTTCCAACAATAGCTGTGCCGTGTGAGCTATTTCCAAAATCTTGGTACGCAAGGACTACTTTGTTATTGCTGCTATCAAAGGTAATAGCATTTTCTCGAGTATCAGCAGCTTCATAAACAACAGGGGTTCCAAAAGATATAGAGGTTCCACTTACCGTGCCGACAACAGCAGTTCCATAACTAGAATTACCACCATCGCTATAACCAATTACTACTTTATTGTTTGATGAGTCAAAAGCGGCAACTATGTGGGAAGTGCTTGCAGACTCAAAAACAACAGGAGTTCCAAAAGATATAGAGGTTCCGCTTACGGTTCCGACAACAGCAGTTCCGTAACTAGAATTACTACCATCCGTATAGGCTATTACTACTTTGTTGTTACTAGAATCAAACGCAATAGCAGTATTAGTGGTTGTTCCCGTTTCAAATACAGATTTAGAGCCAAAACTAATTGAGCTTCCTGATATTGTTCCTACAAGCGCAGTGCCTTGACTAGAGTTGTCCCAGTCTCTATAAGCGACAATAACTTTGTTGTTACTAGAATCAAAAGCAGCAGAAATTTCTTCTGCATCACCAGTGTTAAAAGTAACATGGCTACCTGTGCTGCCAGTACCTCCTACGATAACGGAAACAGTCCCATCAGTATTAAGAACAACTTTATCGCCATTAGCTAACGCACCAGAGGCTGTTGCTTCAAAGGTAGGCGAAACCCCACCAGCTATTTGGCTAGGCGTAATTGATAAAGCCGCTTGGTGCTGCGTAACGCTAGACTCTGTAATGTTTGCGTCAGGAACGTCAGCCCACGTTACAACAGCAGTAAGATCGTTTACTTCTGCAATGCCCGGAATAGCACCAGCAACGTAGTCAATTACTGCCGCATTAGTCGGTATTTGATTATCTACATCTGAAAAAGTTTCAGAAGATAAAGTAACTGCTCCAGCGTCAAGCTGAGAAAATGTAATACTAAGACCAGAAAGATTAACAGTTCCTGTAGCAGTAATCCCATCAAACGTAGCAGTACCAGTAAACGTAGGACTAGCACTATTAGATTTAGTCGCTACTGCCGTAGCAATAGCATCAAATTCTGTGTCAAATTCTGCACCACGAATAACCTTATTAGTGTCACCCGTAGGTAGAGTATCTTTAACAGTGAAATTAGTAGACTTTACATAATCAGTCATAAGGTTATCCTATTTAACTTTTAGTTAAACACCCTGTCATCAAGACGTTTAAATAAAAGGGGGCCATTGCGACCCCCGTAGAACTTTACTCGTCAGCGACAGCGAGGATGAATCCTGCTTCCGGACGGTAAGTCTCAACACCGTACAGCGTGTCAGACGTAAACAGCGTAGACAGGTATTCCTGCTTGTACTGAGTCTGAGAACGTACAGCGAGTTGCTCTGCCATAACGAGAGCGTCTTTGTGGAAGAACAAGCAACCACGAGTATCAAGAGATGAAGCACCGTTTTCAGCGGCTGTCTCAATAACAGGACAGTTGCTAGACACGTAAATGTCTACACCGTACAGGTTACCGATTAGAC